TGTAGATGAAGTTGATGGCGTTGCCGACCGTTCCCTTGTTCTTCGCCGTCAACGTAATCATGCCGGTTGCCGCGACAGCATCGAACGGGAAGCCGGCTGTGGCGTTCATATCGGCAGCCACATTGGTAGCAATCTCGTCCGCTGTGTCTCCCTCGTGAACACGAGTGGAAGTATTGTAACGTCCGTCGACCATATAGAAGTCGGCGCGACCGTCACTGGTTGCAGTTCCGGTGAAAGTGAGGGTGTATACCGCTGCGGCCGAGGCACCGACATCAGCATCTTCCCACGGCAAAGCGTAAAATTCCATCGCTTGTTGCGGGCAGCACGAGAACGCTGCCTTGAGACCTTCTGCAATAATGCTTCCTTCGCCGAACAGAAGATCGACATCGCGAAGCGACGGCATCTTGACCAACTCGCCCGATTCGGCCATGCCGGTATCGAGCATCTGACCCTCGACCAGAATGCGGCAGCGATTCGGATAAGCATTGAGGCTCGGGTCGAAACAAATCCGGATTGCACCGGACCGCAGACTGTCGATAGCCATGTATCAGTCTCCTTCTGACTTGACCGCGACGCGGTGAGGATTAAGCTTTCGGGGCACCAGTTCCCGGAGCCCACTGGGGCGACGGTTCGACTTTCGTTTTTGCACCGACTATCGGGCGTGGATCGTCTTTGCCTGGTGCTTTTTTCGCCGGCGGGGCTTTCGGATCGAAGTCGCCTTCAACTTCGAGGTCTTCCCAGTGACTAACTAACCTCCGAATGTAGGGGGTGTCAGTCACAGGAACAAACTTATCCTGCGGGATCACCTTACCTTCGAAAAAGGCCTTACGGCCCGGGCGCGAGCGAACATAGATCATGGCCATAGGGACTCTCCTATTTGCACGGGTCTTCACAGGGTTTAGGTTCGAAACATGCTGGAACGCAACACTCCGAAGCAGGAGCGCAGAGATTGAAACCGATTCTATCGATTATCCAATCAGGAGGCGCGTCGACGCAAGCTTTCCAATTGATGCAAGCAATGAAACCAAACGTTACAGTCACAGCAAAATGGTCTGCTTCAATGTTTAACGTTCGATAAGCAATTCGAGCATTACGTGGTGCCTGCCAAGTCGCTAGATGCGTTAGAAGCTTATCCCGAATCGCTTCGTAATTGTAATAACTCCAGAAAGGTGCATCACTTCCATCAGCGCGCTGATACATCTCTGGTTCGAGCCAGAATTCAATAATAAAATGATCTTCGATTTCAAATTGACTTTGACGTGCCTTTGTGCTCTGATCGCCAACGCCACGAGCAAAAGCAACCACAGCAAGAGGTAACGTCGGAAGATTTTCCTTTGTTACTGCACTTTCAGAGACTGCCATTGCCCGGCCTCCCAATGATGGAAACCAGATTGCAATCTGAGCTGCTAAAGCAGGCATCAGACGAGTCTCTACCTTAGGAAGCGCATCTTTTGGAGTGATCGCATCCATCAGGCGCTACCCATTGTCCAGCCGACCCACTTACCGGCACGCTTCTTGGCTGCTGCAATACCCTCCTTCAAAGCGTTGTCAGACATCTTTCTGCGTTTCATTTTTGAGGTGCCGTGACGTAGAAAACCGGAATAAGGCATGTGAGTCGAAACAACAACCATGTCGGCAGTTACGTTGGTCTGAATCGATGCTCTCAATCTTCCAGTTCGTACAGCAGGGTAGGGTCCAGGCTTCGAAGCTGGAGGATATCCCTTCATCCCCGACTTAAATGCTTTCTCAGATTCTTCTGCTACCACTTTGAGAAAACGATTGAATGTTCGCTTGTCGAGTTTAGCCTTGAACGGTGCCCAAGCTTTGAAACTAATCTCGATGCTCATAACGTCACCGGCATACGCTCGGGTCTGAGATCACTTTCAAAAGGCTTGGCGTCTTCCCTGCTTTCGACCAGATGACACTCGAGCATCACAATCCGCGGCGATTCGTCTACGAAACCTAAGACCTTGTACCAACGCGAAGGACTCTGAAGAAACTCCTCGTAGACCCAAGCCGCCGATCCGTAATCGAGATTTAACTGCTTTCGAACTCGGATACGATGCGTTGCTCGAGTTGCCAATTCTTTAGTTGAAAAACCCATCATCGACATGAACGATGGCAGATGCTTCTGATGCTCGATCTTGGCTCGAGTCCACACCACAGCTTCCCGACGCAAATCCATTCGATCTGCAGAAACCACGACGTCCTTCATCGTGCAAATTGCAACACGATGACTCAGTTCTCTAATTCTGACAGCGACAGGCACTATACCGCCTCAGGATCGAATTGACGCCAAGACTCTAACGCTCCACTAATCAAAGCAATGTTGTTGGTACCGATGAGCGCGCCACCTCGAGCGGAGAGAGTATTACGCATGGCAAGAACTTCATCACCAGGATGCTCAACAACCCAGGCAACGAACTGCAAAATACCAAGGAGAATTCCAGGAGGAACTCGTTCCGGACAGGAGAATCCTGCTCGGTACATGACTCGAAGTCCATTTGTGGCTTTGGCGCACGGATCACAGCAGTTGCTCATATCGGGAGCATAGTAACGATTCTGAAGTCTTACCTTCCGGGTATTCGGAGTAATGTGAACAGTGTCCGGATACTGTCCATTTCCATAGATATACAATATTCCATCACTCGTAGGTCTCTTAAGCTTGATTGTGAAATACTCTTTCCCAGGTCGAAGCTTTGGCAGATCAATTATTTCGGAGAACACCTGTTGCTTACTGAGAACCATTCCACTGTAGAATTCTGCAGCCTCAACCGCAGCAGCTCGATACAGTCGAAGTTGTGCATCAGTCACACCTGGAACGTCGTCGGTTCTGGTGTGCTCACGAATCAACTTAATATCGAGATACTCATCCCAATTGAGATCCGTCGATTCGCCCTCCTTCAGAGAGTCGACAGGATTTGGCAATGTGGTCAAAGTATACGCAGAGTTGGTCAGCATCAGCAATCGCTCATTCGAATGTCGAAACAATCGATATGATCGTAGCAGACACAGTTACAGTCGATCGCTCGCATCTTTGCGTTGAGGCGCCACACTTCGCACTTGTCGGCGTTCGGCGCAACCTTCACTGCAACTGTAACCAGATAGAGCTGGTAATTGACACTCCAGCTCTCTACTGAAACATGAGGCGTCTCAGTCATGTTTACGGAATCGGTTGAACCGACTCCGAGCAGCACCTCGAAAATGGAAGACTTATCCGTCGGATCGGTAGCCTTGACGTAAAACCGATCGGGGCCGTTGTATCCACCCTGGGGCGTGTAGGTAAACGTACCGTCGGTGTTAACGGTGACCACCCCTCGGCTCGGTCCGTGAAACGGAACCAATTTGAACGTCAGAACCCCACCGTCAGGATCCTCGATCGCATCGTTCAGATCCTCATTGAGAGGGGTATCGACTACCACATTCCACGCGACATTGGCGCCTCCCGTTTTCACTGGAGCGCCAGTAGCAACGCCACATGCGGCCATTTGTTCGAGATTGAATTCGGGCTGGCAATGAAGGCGACCGATCGGAACCGCCCACATGGCATAATTAATCGTAAGACGAGACGTGGTCCCAGCCTTCAACGTAACCGATTCGCAGCAGCAGACTTGGCACGAATCGCGTACGGCATCGGCAACATTGAATTGGTACATTGCATCTGACCTCTGGTTGGTCCCTCCCCCGCGAGATTGGGGGGCAGCACGAGGGAGGGATAGCACTCCTCCTGGCCCTCAGGAGAAGAAGATTACGGGGCCGCCGGGCATTGGAAGCACGGAGGGGCAGCAAGCGGGACGGTACTCACCGGCCCGCAAGGCGTGTTGCATTGCACTTTGATCATCGCATTCTCCTTAACTGTCACCGCTCGGCTTCAACCAAGAAGGAGTGGACGGAGGCGGTGACAACTCCTCCACAGGTGCTGGAACTGGCTCCGGCGCTGCGGGAGGCTTCGGAGCAGGAAGAGGGGGCGCAGGAGCGGCCGAACCCTCGGGAATGGGGGCAGCATAGCCCGCGCGCAACAAGTAGTCGGCCACGGGGGTATCGAGTTCAACATCCATGGTGTCAAGTTCCCAGGACAACCGCACAACCTCGCCCATGAAGTTCGGGCGATACTCGAACCACTGGGTATCTTTGTCCTTCCCAGTGACGCGAAGCATACGAATCTTTACAGTCTCACTGTCGTTGGCCATTCTGTCAGTCTCCGTTTGAAGCGACTCAACTTTGACTTTGTGGCCATAACAAGATCGATGCTTACTTCAGCAACCTTATCCTCGAATGTATCTACTTCTTGAACAATAACAATCTGGCCTTTCATGTCGGCCACAAAACTGATCTTGTGTTTGGGACGGTGCGAAACTAATCGCATACTCATCGGCTTGAGCATGGTAGGCCTGCCATCTAGCTCAACCGCATTTATCCCTTGAACGTAAGGTGAGAAAGTATCGGTTCCATCCTCCTTTGCCCAGACATATAGTCTAGCAAGTCCACTATCGGAAGGAAGTGCAGCCCGGACAACAATTGAGTCGCCGGGATGCACCTTTATTGCCTTGGTAGCAGTCTTCCGCATTCAGGAACGTGGTCCGCTGAGAATAGCAGTCACCTGAACCTTGCCGGTGTCGCCTGAGGCAGGCTCGACCTGGATGAATGCGTCCGGCCGACAGGGAAGCGTCCCCGTGCAGATCGTGCCGGCTTTCGTTCCCGCCGGAATTGTGAGAGTGGCATCGTCAGTTGCCACCACACCCCACGGCGCCGCACACGTCAGCACTTCCTTGACCTTAGTCTGCGGAAGCAACGGAACGCACGGATTCGCCGGATCCGGAGGAGCAGACGCGAATTCGAAGACCGCGGCTACCACAATATCGGCAATCACATGGAACGTGAACGAGAAGTTGTTGTGTTGCCGAATATCGATCGGAGGATTAAGATTCACAGCGGTGATCGCCCTCCACGCGAGCACGCCTTGGTTCTGTGATGCCGTGTTGATATTCACGGATAGCTCCTTTCTAACGAGGACCGCCGAGGACGGCGACACCGAGAACGGCCGCCGCTCCTGTGCCGACCAGCTGCACGAATGCAGCCGGACGACACGGAAGCGTAGCCGTACAGATCGCCCCCTTCTTGGTCCCCGAAGGAACCACGAAGCCAGTTGTCGGATCCGGCGGACCGAACTGGGCGCAGGTGAGCGTCTCAGGTACGTCTGCGAACGTACCGGGAACGCAAGGATC